AATACTAAAGTCTAGATTTGGATTATGTATCTCTATCTTATTTATCAGCTTAGTTGCGTTAAGAGTCTCAGGATTACTGAACTGTGAAAAGAACTGTGAAATTGGATATGAAATAGACGAACCTGTGTAGTCCGTAATAATTATATCGCAAGATAGAGCGGCTGGCACAATGGCCTCACCGTTTTTATCAAGACTCGGATAGTCGATGTACAAGATACAGCCACGTGCGTAATTTCTGTCATTCTGTAGTAGATAATACGCTGGGCTTGAAGAAGTTCCTGCTGGAATTGCTGTAAAGTATTCTAATGGATTTGATACAGCTGGATAATTAGTGGGAGTAGTTACGTTTGCTTGGTAAGTTGGAATTATTGAATCTAGTGAATTATCATAGATCACTAAAGTTTCGCCAGGGTTTCCTCCACATACTTCAAAATCAATAGATTGACTTCCGTCTACTGGATATAGAAATTTCTCTAAATCACAAAAACTTGCTTCAGATTTTCCATTGTTAAAAATCTTAAAACAACGATCTAGTAATTTTAAAACCTTTTTAGTAGGATCGCCCGCGCATAGATTAGCAAATGAATTGTTAAATCTTTGGGCAATCGGATCGTCTTGAAATTTAATGTATGACATTCATGGTTGACTTTTTTAAATAACGTCGCTAAATAATATTCCACTTTTGTGTGAAGTAAGGCCTCTGGCTATTTTATCATCGATTGACATTTGTATATCTTTATTATCTACCTGTGTTTCAGTTGGAATTTCTTCAATTTGACTTGGAGAAATCTCTACTTCATCCGTGATCACGTCTTCTTCAATTACAACCGGTTCGGTTTCGTATACTTCTTGCTCGCTAGCAGGAAAAGTCTCAATTTTTTCCAAATCCTCAAACAGATCATCCGATGGTATCTCAATTGCTTGAGTAACAGCGTCAGTAATTTGTGGATTTACAGGATCACCTACTATATCATTTACGGTATCATTTACGGTATCAGCCGGTTTAATGTAGTCAACTAGTGATTTAATGAAGCCTAATGCAACGATTGGTAGAATTGCTCCACTAACAATTGAAAGTACTCGTTTTTGGTATATCAATTCTTCTTCAACTAGGCCAAATAATTCAATCCATCCTTGAAAATCCTTAAGGTGAACGTATGTGTAATAGGTATTTCCCATTGCCTGCATTGCAGTTAATAGAATAAAAAGAGCCCAAACAATTCCCTTATTCATCTTATCTAATGTGATAATTGATGCAAGAGAAGCTGCTGCTCCTACCTCAAATGCGATTGCTAGGCTAATTGCTAACCATGGTGGGTTAGACATACTAAAGAAATCAATAACGTGGATTGTTGAAATTACTGATACTAATAAGTATAGAGTAACAAACGTCCCAATAATAAAGATTTTTGTTGCTTTGCTTGACATTACTTAGAATTTCTGATTTTTTCTATTTCTAAATCGTATTGGTTCATACGATCATCAGGTCTAACCGTTGTTCTAATAACTGAATTCCAGTCGTATAGTGTACGTTTGGACGCTTTTAAACCTTCAACCTCAATCATTTTCTTAAGATCTGAGGTATACACTGAATCAATTCTTTGATTCATTAGCTTTTCCTGTTTTTCAACTTTTGCAATTTTACTTGAATTATTGCACTGTTGTACCATTAGGATTAACAGTAATCCAAGTACAATTTTCTCAAAATGTAATTTAATGAATTTCATAAAAGTTATTTCTTTTAGTTATTTATTTACTTTCCGTTAATAATTTGAAGAGCCGACTCTTGTATTTGGCTGATGTTATTAACTAAATAGCCAATGTAAGTTATTCCGAAATAGGCGATTAGGGCAAACCCTAGGACTCTTAATAGATTTGAAAATTTGAATTTAGAATCGTATTTAATTAGAATTAAGAACGCGTAATACTCATCTGTTTTAATTCGAGTAGAGGACACATTAATTATTTCAACTAAATTATGATCGGCGAATCGACCCTGTATTTTAGAAACTGACTCAAATACTCGACTTTTCTCAAGATCAGCTAGATCACCAGTCGCTAACAGAGTTTCAGGTTCAAGATTAAGAACATAATAGACACGTCTCAATAAGTCAGTTCTGGCATTCAAATCCTTAAAAAAGTTTTGAGTTTCCATCTTCTTTATCTGCTTTCTATAAAAGACATAATTATTAAGGTCCTTGATAATGTCCTTAGCCGAATTAAAGGCAATGACTGGATTTATAAAGTTTAATAGTTTCATAGTTAAAAGTATTCAGTTAATCGGTCTACCATTTCCGGATTTTTAGTTAAAACAGCTTCCTTTAACATTTTACGAGCTTTTCGTATTTTGGTTTTAACTGTATTTAGATTCATTGCATATTTCTCAGCAATTTCATTACCTCGCATGTGATGTAATTCCTTGTCAATTAGGATAAATTTTTCAATACAGTCAGGGAGCCCGTTTAATTCAGAAGTAGTCATGGTGTAGAGAGAGTCCATGTAAATCTCTTTTTCGAAAGTACTTACTGACTCGTCTGGTAAATTTAGAGGTTTTGCTAAATTGTCAATGCTGGTTGCGTATTGAACTTTTAACTTATGTTGGTGGAGTAGGGCTTCGTTTTTAGCGATAGTATAGATCCACGTAGTGAACCTATAACTATCGCTGTATGAAGCAAGTCCCTTAAAGATTTTAAATAGCGTATTATGTAAAACCTCATCCGTCTCATCTGGGTCATTAAAAAACTTCCAAATGAAGTATTTTAGTTTGGGATACATTATTGAAGCTAGTCGATTTCTGTCTCTTTCCGTGTATTTGCCAGATTTAATAAGCTCCGCAAGGCTCTGCATTTCGTCATTTAGCTGCTTGTTAATTAAGTCGTACGCGCTCATCAAGTATTTTAGTTAAAAGTGTTTGGGATTATTTGCTTTCCATTTCTCGTATCGATCCGTGATCTGTATTAAAATCTTATTTCGGACAATATCCTCATCTCTAAATTGGTGAATAGCCAATCCATTAATCCCATTTAATAGAGAAATAAACTCCGGTAAAGCTACTTTACTCTTTGCGATGTCATATTGGCTAACATCGCCACAAATTAATACTTTTGAATCTTTACCCATTCGAGTAATGAAAAGCATAAGTTGTTTGAAATCAGCATTTTGTGCCTCATCCAATATCATTAAACAATTATCGAAGGTTGCTCCTCTCATATAGGCAAGAGGTCTAAATTCAATAACTCCCATGGCTTCAAGCCATCCCACATTATTCGGATCATTTAGTAATTTTACCAAATTTGATCGATAACTTTCCATAAATGGATCAATTTTATCCTTTATTTCGCCAGGTAAAAACCCAAGCTTCTCGCCGGACTCTTGAATCGGTTTTGAAAGAATAATCTTTTTAATTTTTCCGCCCATGTAAAGCTTTAGTGCGGCTAGGCAAGCAGTAAACGTTTTACTGGTACCAGCTGGGCCGTAGCAAAACGTAATGTCATTCGAAATAATCTTGTCTAGATACTCTCCTTGCGAATTTTTTAAACTGATTTGACGTAAGTCTTTTTCATTTAACTCAATTTTTGTTATTTGCGGTTTTTTCCTAACTTGTCTTTCTGCCATTTGATTTTGTTTTTTTATTTGGAGACTGAATCTTGGCCAATAGAGTTTGACACTTTGAGCAAGACTCGTAGTCTTCAATCTGTTTGTAAAAATTTAGTGCTTTAGTTAAGCAGTCTGGCCAATCTTTTTCTTGGGCAATTACATCGACCTTTTCGTCGATGATAGTTAACTCTCGAATAAAGATTTTAGGTAGTTTACTTTCGTGAGCTTCTTGAATATGAGAAACTACTATATCGAATATTTGTTTCTTGTTTCCTTCGTAATCGAAGTTGATTAGCATGTCGTATCTCATCCGCCATTATTGTTATTTCCGTAAAACTGAGAGAGTAAATTACGGTATTGGTCAACCGTATTTTCATCAAACCGTTTAGTTGCTCCAGGTTTTTTTATTGCTGGAGTTGCATTTAATTCTCTAAGAGCCCCATAATCATATCCGTTTGAGGAACTAATATAGGTTTCTCCAAGAAAATCGGCGTACACTTTTTCCAAGTAGTCTTTAGGTAATCTGTCAAGTTCTTCATTAACGAGTTCCCAGAAATTCGGAGATTCAAAGAATGCTGCAGTTGAAACGCATGTCATTGCCAAGTCGTCATTGCCGTTTTGGCTTCTATATGTTCCATTTGAAGATTTTCCAAATGCACCAAGTTCATGAACTGTTTTAAATTCGTTAGGAAGAATTTTATTAACTGCGGCTAGGTACTTGAAACGTTCGCAATATTTTGATTTATTCGTCTCAGTCATCTTTAAACCGGGTTTCCAGTTAGTTGAAGAGATTGTATGTTTTGAATGTATTAATTGGCCGGGCCAAAAAAGTTCGTTCTGCTGTATTTTGTCCATTACATAATCCCCTTTATGGTCTAACTCAATTAAGAGTCTGACTTTTTCAGGATTAAACAAGGAGTACGTTAAGTATTCCAGAACATTAGTGAATTCATTAATATCCTTTTTATTTGATCTGAACGAGGCTACTTGAACCAGTCCAAAAAAGTCGCCTTCATTTTTAATAAAGTCCTTAACTTGGTCAAGCATTCGATACGGTAGAGCAGTCAATTTAAAAATATTAATAACTGAGTAATCACGACCTACGCCAGACGCGGTATCGACTGAGAATATGTACATATTACCGTCATTGCGGATATCATCAGGGGTTAACTTGCTAAAGTTAGGATGAACTGAGAAGCCATCTAATAGATTCATATTGTCTGGAGCTTGCGCCCATTCTGGGGTGACGTATGTCGTCCTGAACGTAAATATCTTTCTAAGATCCTTGGAAGGCAGTAATAGTTTATCCGAAGAGAAGAATTGCAGCCCGTATTCCTGATTAAAATCTTCTTCTGATCCTAGGTTGGCAATAGTCATCTGCTTCCATGCGTCGTCTCTGCCTGGAACTTGCCACCAGTCAACTCGTAGCGGAACGTAAGTATTATCCCCATTCAGTGCATCCATGTAGATTTCGTAGAAACGGTTCATTCCATTCGGAGTGGATGTTATAATAATCTTGGAATTTGAGGAGGCTGAGATCGTCGGATAGATTGCTCGATAGAAGAAGTCCAAGTAAGATGGATTAATATGGGCGAACTCATCAATGTACAGTACGTGAATTGTAAAACCAATACCTGTATTTTTCGTAGTTGTTCTACCGATCAAACGACAGCCGTTGTCGAACTTAAGTGACATTACGTTATTTGAAATACATCCAGGTTTTAGAAAGAACGGTAAGTTTTCAAGTACCGATTTAATTTTATCTAATACCTCTTTAGTAGTTGATGCAATATTCGCTACAGCTAATACGTTTTTATCAGTATGAAAAATTAGGTACCATGCAATAAATACACCCGACATTACAGTCTTACCGATCTGGCGACTTGCCATTAGGCAGTTAAAGCGATTATTCTTAAATGATTTAATAATCTCTTCCTGATAATCCCTTAGTGTAATTTGTTGAATTCCGTCTTCCGTCATTACTTGGGCGTATTTGGAAGCGAAATAAACTGGATCAGCTTTACACTTCTTTAATTCCTCAAGCTCTTCGGGTGTGTATTCAAAAACAATATTAGCTTTTTTCCAAACTGGATCATTGTCCTTAAAAGGAGAGTTTCGGATTGTCTTAATATCAATTACCCCATTTTCAAAATCATCGAGTAATTGTTGTATCTTAACGGTTGTCCAAATTGCGCTATTCTCTTGATCGAGATTGGACAATTTCATTTGGGTTCTACCGCCGCTGTTTGCTATAAAATCTTTCATATTAACGAATTGACGTCTCCAGAAAAGTCTTCACCATCTTCTTCCTCGATGATTACGTTAGATAATCCTCTTTCCAGCATGACTTCTGTTTTTTTCGATGGATGAGTTAGGTGTCGAGAATCTGAATCGTCATCTTCTATCTCAATTGCGTCAATTTCTTTAATTAAATTTTTTGTACCTGCGGTTATGTAATAGTCAGATGTGCTGGTAGGAAGGGCTCGACTGGTAGTTCCACCGCCGGATTCTCTCTGTTCAACATCTTGATTTACTTTCTTATACGTATCCTCTAGGAATAGCATGTAATTTGCTTGAGTTTTTACAACTGAGGTTAACTTGTCCTGTAATTGCCCAAACACCTCAAACAGTCTAGGGTGAGTGTTTCCTTGATTAATTTCTTCAGCAATTTTTTCAATTGCCATTCTGATAGTTTTTAACTGAAAGAAGATATTTTGAATACTTGAATTGTCTAGGATCTGTTTCTGCTTTACGTATTCATGTTTCTCAAGTACGCCAAGATCGACGTAGAACTTAAGCATTGAATTTGTGATATTCTTTGCCTGCTTTTCAAATTCAGAATTCATTTCAATAAAGTCTAATGGAGGAGCTGCTGCGATTTCCGCAAGCTGATCGTCTATATTATCTTCATCGTGATTTGGTCCACCTGAATAGGTGCTCAATAGAGACTCAAGCTCTCCCTTGATTTGAGCCTTCTTTTCTTTGGAGAATACTGGTCCAGCCATACATTAGTTTAGTCGATTTTCATTCTTATCTAGCGCTGGATTAGCGAAGATCTTGATTTGCTTAACTGCCTCAATATGCTCATACATATAAGCTTCTAAATAGGCAATGAACTCATCTAAGACTGGATTTGCTCCAAACATTTGATTCGAAAGGACTCGCTTCATTAGGGCATCTTTGTATTTGTAACCTAGATGAAGACGTTGGTCTTTTCTATTATACACTGTTTGGTATAGAGAGTTTCTTATCATAGTATGCCAGTATTTTTACGAACTACTTGTGCTTTAATTTGAATATTTAATGCACCTAATCCAGTATCGGAAAGGCCTTCAGCGTATGAGTTTCCTTGGCTGTCTTTCCAACCTCCTCGTAATACTGGGAATTCGTCTAGCCCAATAACAATATCGTTAAAGTCGTCAAGTCCAATAATCGAAGTAGAAGACGGGTTGGTTATTTTATCAAGCTCGTTAAGTTCACTTACGACATTAACGTTAACTGAGTCAACTCCATTAATTGCTTCAATTACTGAAATAAGATCACTCTTTGGTACACGGTCATGTCTTTTTAATTTAATAAAGTAGTTACCGATGGCGTCCGCTATATCAGACTTAACAATGTCAGTAGAAACATCGTCAAACATAATGATACTTACGTTTAGTGCGTACCTACTTATCTTAGGATCAAGTATTTTTAGATCAGACGAAATCATTTTTGTACCTGATTTTTCAATGTACTTCATTAACTCATTTTTCTGGAATGTTGTTAACTTAAAGTTACTTAACGGTAAGTTAAAGTAGTCAGTTCCATTATTAAACATTTGAGATACGTCTGGCACTAGGAATAAGTTAATCATTCTGGAATCTAGAATATTACCGTTTGCGTCCTGATCAAGGAATACTTTTATGGTTGAGAACATTTGCATCTTCTGCAAAAGAACTTCATAGTTATCAATATTTACTAGGGCAAAATTCTTTGAGGCTTTTGGCGCAATTAGTCTAGTTAAGTTAGGATCCTCCGGGTCAACTCCAAAATTTGGAGGACTTACTGTTACGATTGAAAAATAGTCATTCATTAAGATTTCTTCCCCAATTGGAGAGAATCCAGTATCAGTAAAAGTAAATTGTACTTGTCTTGGGTCGTCTACTTTTACGTTTCCGAAAGCGCCGTCCGTATTTAAGTATTCAACGACGATAGTTGATCCAGTATTAGGAATCTTTCCAAATGAGCCGTTTCCAAAATAGATGTCTAATCCATTTGTAATACCGGTTTTAGCAAGAAAGCATTTTCCGCCTCTTGGCATATCCAAAAGAGACTCGTATTTTTGCCATTTTTCACCATTTATATAAACGTTTACCATGAAATTATCTAGGTAAAAATTGTTAGGAGCTCCCATTTGATAACTCTCAAAAGGAATTCCCTTTGCCGTAAATGTTTGTGATTCGATTTGACCTTGTCTAATACTAAAAATAGCAGGAGTTTCTGTTCCAGTCAAGGCAAGTCTAACCTCTTCTTGCGTTAACTCAATTGCGTAAGTTAAGCCGTTATTTGCACAGGTGATTCTAAATAAAT